AAACAAACGCTCCTCAACGAATCTCTGCTAACACTAACATGTTAACTAGGATTAACGTTTTAGAGAAAGATGCTAATAATTTTAACCTTGAGTTAGGTGAAGATGGACTACTTACCACTGAAGGAAGTGATGATATAAGAATAGATTCGGGAAACAAAGATCGAAATTATTCAACTTGGGGGAATAGCTCTTTCCAGAGTTTTGATGAAAAAGCTATTCCAGTAATTCATACAATTTACAATCCTAATGTAGAAGAAGTTTTTATCACTTTAGATATATCCTCTCTAAAAGACACTCTTGTTAGAGATGTAAATAACGTTAGAAACAGCCCCCTACCAGATAATGAAAATTTAAAAACAGGGACAACTTTCCCTACAGTTTTAAATATAAGTGTTACCACTGGTTTTTTTGATGAAAATGGAAATGAAGTAGAGTTCAGAACTTATGACTATAGAATAGTAGCATTAATAGATGGAAGCACTTTAATAGATATCGGGAATCCAGATTACAAATCTACTGGTAGAGATTTCGTTGTAGAACTCAATAACTCAGATGATGATTTGAATTATCTTTCCCGACCCTTCCAACTCCCTGATAATAATATCCGAGAAAACTCATCTCTTAACGCAGATGGAGAACGGAGTATAGAAGCTGGAGTTATTGATAAAAATCAAGACAGAAAAAGATACGTAAAAATTCAAAAACTATCTTATGAAACTAATTCTGTTTTACTGTCTAAAGTAGTAGCAGTAAGCAAAGTCACAGAAATAATAAATGCAGATCTACCTTATCCATTTTCTGCTATAGTAGGGACAAAATTAGACTCTAGATCTTTTGGTAGTATACCCAAAAGAAGTTTCGATTGTAAACTTAAAAAGGTAAAAATACCTAGTAATTATTTTCCTACTAACAAAGGTATAGATAAAAGGTATTATAATACCACAGCTGAATTTGAAAATGCTAGCCAAGTAGATAAATCGATTTACAAAGGAGATTGGGATGGCTCTTTTCACCAAACTCTACAATGGACAGATAACCCAGCGTGGATACTTTACGATCTACTGACAAATGTTAGATATGGGATGGGTTCTCACATCAGCGCAGACAACATAAATAAATGGCAACTTTATAAAATAGGTAAATTCTGCGATAATGTAGATAATGAAGGAAACTTCTTAGGGGTAACTGACGGGAGAGGGGGGATAGAGCCTCGCTTTTCTTGCAACGTAGTATTCGATCAAGGACAAAAAATATTTGACGCTATAAATACTATAGCATCTCTCTTTAGAGGCCGAACTTTCTTTAGTAATTCTGAAATTAATTTTGTTGATGATAGACCTAGATCAGCAGTTAATCTTTTTACTAATGAAAGTGTAAAAGATGGTTTGTTTTTTTACTCAAACAACAGGAGAGACGAACAGTTTAATACTATAGAAATAGGCTATAGGGATAGATTCGATAATTACACCCCTAAAATAGAAGTCGTAGAAGACGAAGAGGATATTAAAGAGAGAGGGATTTTTAAAAAACGTATTGAGGGGGTCGGAATAACTTCTAGAGCTATGGCTCGTAGGGCAGCTCAACACCAAATCTTTTCTAAAATAAAAGAAAATCAACAAATAGCTTTTACCGCTGGCTTAGAGACCCTCTTATGCAAACCTGGAGATCTAGTTATAGTAGAAGATGAACTGAAGACTAATATAACTAATTTCGGCAAAATTCTAGATGTTAACCTAGAAGATGAAACGATTAGACTTAGTAATACATCTTCTTCTTTAATGACGACGGGAGTTTTAACTGTTTATAACCCTACTGGTAGTGACGACATTGATGAGTTAAATATAGCGGCAAATCAAAATAGGCAACGATATAATGGTTTTACTATTACTGGAAACAGTTCTTTGAGTGCAAGTTTTTCCCCATTTACTGGCCAATACAGCTTCTCAAACTACACAGATGGTTATAATCAATCAACTGGATTTAGCTCAGCAGATACTAGATATTCTGAGTATGCTTTTTATACAGGGCTATCTGGCACATACTTATATTTTGAAACAGGTGTGACAGGGTGGGTTTTTGGGTCTGGAAATGCCAAATCTTTGTATTCTGGAGATTTTATTTCTAAAGAGACAGGGGCGCAAACACTTACAGAATTTAATACTGGTAAGATATGCGCTTTAAATATGAACACCTCAGATAAAAGGAATGCATTCTCTATATCATTCTCAGGCTTTGATTCAGATAGTTTTAGAGGTTATACCAGAGGTATAACTAATTCAGAGTTATCTGGTCTAGCACCTGAACAAATAATTGATATTAACGTAACTGGGATTGTAACTAATCTAGATTATGGATGTTCCCTTTCAGGCTTTGATAAACCAGAGCTTTTAAAATCTATCCACTTAGGTAGTGCAGCGAGATTTCAAATTAAAGATGCTAGTCCCTTCTTTTACAAAGTGATTTCGATGAAAGAAGAAAATCCTAATGAATATCTTGTCACTGCAACAAAATACGATACTGGTAAATTTGATCTCATCGACAAAAATATAAGCATAGAGAACGAAGCTAATACATTTAGTTACCAAGTAGCTCAAACAATTAACGGGGTGACCTATGAGACTTTAAGCGCTCCCGCCTTTGCAGGAGATGTCACTACTGGGATACCTAATGCAACAGATCAAACCTTCAATATAACAGGAAATTGGAGCGCTGTAAATAATAGTACTGGTTATGGGGTAAGACTCACTCTACCAAACGGTCAAGTATTTAATAGTAGTACCACAGATACAGGCATTAGTATTTCTGGACTAAATCAAGTGGGCGTGTTCAATCTAGGTGTAAATGCTCTTGGGAATATGGGGAGAAGTTGCGGTGGAAACGCATACTATGATTCTCCATATGTAGATACTGGAATATTTATTATTTACGAAGACGCTCTCACTTATACTAAATCATTTTTAAATAAAATAACCATTCTATAATGAATTACACGGGATATTCAGTATTAAAAATACCTAAGACTGGAGCAGCTTTTGCATACGCAAAAGAAGCAAGGGATTTCGCTACTGGAGCTACAGGAGTAGGAGGTTATTTACGTTCTGACGCAACTACTTCTGGATGGACAGATGTGCGTTTTGTGAGCGCAATTCTAGAAGGCTCCAGCTCTTTACCTTTATCCATAGGAGCCACTTACTCGGATCTTTATACTGGCGCAGCTACTGTTATTGGCGGCTCTACCCCTATCGGAGATTTAAGATCAGAAGATGGACCCTATGTTGGTGTAGGTAACAGTTCAGTTTATTCGACTAAAAAAGGTCAAGAATACGGAGCAGCTTTCTATGCCACTTATATCGGAGGTACTAATTCAGCACCTAAAAAAATTGGTATAGGAACCAGCAGCAGTGAAATTAGTACAAGCGGTTACTATGAGGGCAATTTTACCACCCGAAATATTAACGAATTTGAAAGCAATTACAATGCGGATCTAGACGATCCTACAAAAATAATTACAGGTAGTGGAGTATACACAAATGGGGCAGACATATCTCTTCAATTTAATATTCTAAATAGAAATGGTGAACTACTAACATCAGCAGCTCAAATAGCTGCTGACCCTTTTGTTAGTAAACAAATAATTAGTATTTTAGATACTGATTCAAATGTAGTGTTTCCAAACTACAGAACCAATGGGGACTCAACCTTTAATTTCTCTCGTTCCCAAAATATAGATGTTTTTGGCTCTTATAACAGAAACTTTGGAATAAGAAATGAGGTTGTAAACCAAGACGGTGGAATTACGACTGGAGAGTTCTATCTCTACGCTAATACAGCTACATTCGATGGGGTGATAGTCCAAGCCTCTGGAGAGACATCTCTAAACCAAAACCTTAGTAACCATTTACCCCCGAACACTGGCACTATAACATCTGCAGCTGATAGAGCAGATGCGATAAAATATTTTAATGATCAACCAATTAACGCTTCTGGATCTACTGGATTTATAGAGTTAACACTAAACTTCAACGAAAGTCCTAATTTTACTAACTTAGGAGATGTAGCTATATGGAATGGGACATCTGGCGATTTCGACACAAACAGAGGGAGTTTTGTAGGTAATTATCCATTAAATTCATTACAAGAAGGTCAAAAAATAATACTTACTGCCAATGATGGTATTATAGAAGGCACTGGGCTTTTCTTTAAATTGATTGCAGATAGTGCTGTAGGTTTTGAGCCAGAGATTTTAACTATAGGGCCATATACTCTTGAGCCTAATATAGAAGGCCCAGATTTAAATGTCTACAATCAAAGTATTGATCAACAAATTATCGTATCAGACATTTCTATTCAGGGTGGTGTAGAAGGAAATGCAACACAAGGTGGTCATTTAGGAATAGGTACGAGTGCGGTTAGTTCGTCGCAAATGTTGATTCAGGGCAACAATACTAGTGTAGAAATAGCTAATTCAGAAGGTTACGCAGTTAACTCTGAACAAAAATCAGCATTAGCCTCAATTGGCGGGACTATATCATCAACAGGATCAATGATCGCGGGAGGATCAGGTCATCACATTAGTGGCGATTTTGATACTATCGCTGGAGGAGCATTAGGAAATATTTCTGGAGGAGATTTCAACTTTATTGGTGGTGGATCTGGAATTGATGTAACCAACTCTGACTTTTCATCTTCACTTGGTGGTAGAAATAATGATATAAGTGGGGCTGATTATTCTGTTATACTAGGTGGAACTACTAACTCTATTATTACAGGGCAGAGTCATTTTATCGGAGGAGGTAGTCTTAATCAAATTTCAGGAACTAATGCAAACGGTGACTTTTCTAACTCTTTAGTCGGAGGAACGGACAATAGAATATTTGACTGCCAATATTCGTTTATTGGAGCAGGAGCTTCGAATACCATTTATTCTAGTAGCTCCGTAATTGGTGGAGGCTCCAGTAATATCGCTTCTGGTGACTCTTCTGTGGTTTTTGGCGGCACGAATAATCAAGCTCTTGCTAATAAAAGTGTAGCTGCTGGCGCTTATTCTAAAGTTCAAGCGGGACATCATGGAGCTTTTGTATTTAGTGATTCTAATACCACACCAACATTATCTACTGGGGCAAATACCGCGACTTTAAATTTCGAGGACGGAGTCTATGTTCAAACAACAAGCGGTCTTTATGTTAATGGGAACCCTGTAGTAACTGGATCTACAGCGGGAACTGATGATTTACAAGATGTTACTGATCGTGGTAATACTACAACTAATGATATTAGTATTGGATCGGCAACTAGCCCAAGCTTTACATCAGGAGGTGGTCTACAGATAACTCATGCTACTCAAGCAAATCTTAGATTATCAGACTCTACAGATGCTAGTTATAATACAGACGTAGCGATGTCTAATGATGACTTCTTCCTTGTGAATAGGTCAGCAACAGGACACTTAAAATTCAGAGTGAATAATAGCACTGAAGCTATCACTGTATTACAAGATGGTAAAGTCGGTATAGGGGCAACTGCTCCATCAGTAGGATTACAGCTTGGAAACAGTGCATCAGGGGAAACAAAAACTGCCATTTTCAATTCAGAAGGCGGCGCAGAAATTGGTCTCAAAATAAAATCTAGAACCAATAGAGCCAAACTAGCTGTATCTGATAATGATACTACTGCTTATGTGGTAGCAGAAGGGACGATAGCCTCATTTGGAAGATCGGATACAGCAGCATCTACTAACATATCAGTATTAGCTAATGGCAATGTCGGTATAGGATCAACGAGTCCTAGCCGTCTATTGACCCTAGAAAATAACTCTTCCACAGTAACGAATAACTCCCAATTGAGAATCAATAATGCTGGAGCTGGTGATGCTTACATATATTTATTCGCTGGAAGTGATTGGTCATTAGGTATCGACAATAGCGACAGTGATAAATTTAAACTATGCACAACCAATGATGTTAGTGACGGGACTGAAGTAGTTACTGTTGATAGAAATGGCAACGTTGGTATAGGAACAACTAATCCAGATTCAAAACTTTCTGTAACAAGTTCAACAATTAATAGTGAGGACATTCTATATTTAAAATCAGGTGCAGACAGTGTTAATGATTATTTAGGTATTGCATGGGAAATTGGAGCAGGTGGAAACGGTCCTCATTCCGCAATAAGATCCTTTGCAGGGCCGTCAGGATCAGATGCGCGTCTTGGTTTTCTAACAACTAGCAATGGAGGCACTACTCTTACAGAAGGACTTAGTTTAGCTCATAATGGTTATGTTGGCATAGGAACAACTACTCCAGCTACGCCACTCCATGTTACTGGAGAAGTTAGGGTAGATGCTACTGAAGGTGTAGCAGCAAAAAAAATTAGATCTAGCTACTTTTCAAGTAGTCAAAATTTAGATTTAGTTTGCGGGGCATCAGCAAGTCTAATACTTGGAGATGGAACCGCAAGATTAACATTGGCTTCTGATGATAGCGCAACCTTTGCAGGATCTATCACTACTAATTTAAGTTCTGCAGGAACATATTTTACAGGAGGTTCTGGAAGTATAAGACAATTGTCAATTACAAGTGGTACAAACATTTCTGCACATGCTCTTCACACTTTTAATATAGCTTCATCTAATGGTAAATACGAGTTTGATATTAATGGACTTACAGAACTTTCGTTAGATAGCTCTAGGGCAACTTTTGCAGGGGCTGTTACAATAGCAAATTTATCAGTATCACAAACAGCACCTACCACTCAACTTCTTTTTGATAATAACAATATTGATGATGGTGGAGGTTATAATATTGATTTTAAATCAAGTTCTAATGATACCGCCAATAGATTCATGGCAAGAATCCAAGCATTGCGAGGTAGCGGTGCTATAAGTAGTTTAGGATTTTTTACAGAAACAGGATCGGCATTAACAAGGGCGTTGCTATTAGATAGCTCACAAAACGCAACTTTTGCAGGTGATGTAACCGTAAGTGGCGGCGATATCACATTAGGTGGAACAGGTAGAATACAAGGGGTTGATACTGTAACAGACGGTACAGACGCTGCCAATAAAACTTACGTTGATAATGCTGTTGGAGGAAGTGGCGGTCCTTTCTTACCACTAGCTGGTGGTACGATGACTGGTGACATACTATTGGGAGCTTTCAATAAAATAAGTGGAGTAGCTACTGACAATTTAGTAATTGGAGTTGATAAGAATAACGCAAGTGGAAGCTCTAGTATAGATTTTCAATTAGATGGAAGTACGTCTGCTTTGTTTATTAACAATAGTAGAAACGTTGGTATAGGAACAACGAGTCCATCTGAAAAGTTACATATATCAAGCGCAACAACTACGACATTAGCAATTCAATCTGGCTCTAACAATGCAGAAGGGAGCAAGATGCGACTTACTGAAGGAGCGACTTACAATGGTGGGTTTATTCATTATGACGGCAGTGCTAATGCGCTAAAACTAGGTGTTCATGCTC